TACTTTTTATCAAGCAAATGATGTATATAAAGCACAATCATACTGGGATAGTACGGGTTTACGTACAGAGGTGGTATCAGGTGCAGGAGGTGTTAGTTGGTACACAGCGGGTTCAAGACGTATGGATATTTTATCAGATGGAAAAGTTGGAATCGGAACTGCTTCGCCTGGTTCTTACGACGCTGAATCAGATGATTTAGTTGTATTTAATTCAACAACTCCAGGAATTACAATAGCAACTGACGATACATCAAGTAGAGGAGCATTAAGATTTGCAGATGGTACTAGTGGTAACGAAAGATATAGAGGAGGAGTTGAATATAATCATGATGGTGACACTATGTCTTTTAGAACAGCAGGTGCTCAAGTGGTTAGTATAGATTCAAGTGGAAATGCAACTTTTGCAGGGACAGTAAATATAACAGCAGGCACAACAGGAAGTGTTGGTGGTGGTCACGCTGGTATAGTCATGACAAACAAGTTTGACAATCCAGATAATAGCTTTTCTATAAAACCTCAAATATCAGGCGTTTCTAATACAGGTTTAGAAATAAGAGATGAAACAGATAACGCATCAAGACTTGTTATAGACGGCTCAGGAAACGTAGGAATTGGAACAACTTCGCCTACAAATGGTAAATTTGTAATAAATAAAGATTCATCTGCTGGTTCTTTCGGCGGTAACGTATGCCAACTTTTTGAAAACTTTAATACAACTGATGGTCAAATGATGTCTATTGGTTTTAGAAATAACAATAGCGTTGGAACTACTGCTTATATTGATGCAGTAGCTTATGACCAAAGCATTGGAGCAACAGATTTAAGATTTAGTTTATACAGCGGAAGTGCTTGGAATTCTAATATGGTAACTTTTCAACACACAGGTCGAGTAGGAATCGGAAAGACAGACCCAAATAATAAATTACACGTTCACGGTGGTGGTATTGAAATATCTTCATTTACCAACAACGCAGGTTTTGTAATGAATTATGGTAATGCTACTGGTACAATTAATTTTATGAACCTAATATCCAATGGTGTTACCGCGAACATAGGTCAAGTAATGAGACAATCACCTAATGAAGCAGATTTATTTTTAGGTGGTTCAGGTGGTACAACTATGACCTTGACAAGTGGTAAACGCGTAGGAATAGGAACACCAGTACCTCAAACAATTTTAGATATTAGAAATAATACAGGAACAGCATATCCTGAAGTTTTAGTGAAGTGGGATTCTAACAACGATTCAACAGCACCTACTGCAAGTTTATTATTATCACCAGGAGCTTTTAGTGCAAATTCAACAGCACCAAGAATAGTTGGTTACAGAACTGCAAACTTTCAATCAGCAGCGGCAAGAAGTGCAGGTTTAATCTTTGGTGTTGCTCAAAACAACGTTGCAAAAGAGGCAATGAGAATTACAGAAGCTCAAAACGTAGGTATAGGAACTGATTCGCCAGGAGCCACGCTTCAAGTTGGTGGTGGAACTGCTAACGTTTTACAAAAGATTCACGGATCTGCTACAGCTGGCGTACAAATATTTACGGGAGGGGGTGCTGGAACTAAAATAGCCGCTTTAGAACAGTGGTTTTCAAACGAAGGTTCTCTTCAGTTATTTTATGACGGCACAAGTAAGGTTAGGCTTAGAGCAAATGATGATAGTTATTTTAATGGCGGAAACGTAGCAATCGGAACGAATGCGCCTAATAATACATTGGAAATAGCTTCAGGAAAAGGAATTTATGTTCTTGATGCCGCAGGAGATTTAACAACAGGAACGACATTAAGCACAAATTATTCTACCAACGCTACTGTTACTGCTAGAGGTTTTCAGCTCTATAGGTCTCTAAATACTAATACAGGATTTATGGGTGTTTATGGTTTTTTCAACACAGCAAATAGTAGTGTAGCTCAAGGTAATAGTGGTACTGAAAAATTTATTGCAGGTATGGGAGCGAGAGTTGTAACTTCAGATGATAACGCAAGTGATGACTCTGGTGGTTATTTAGAATTTTTTACAAAGCCTGAGGCTGGAGATAGTAGTCTCGCTTTAACATTAGGTAGTGACAACAATGCAACTTTTGAAGGTACTGTAACAGCAGCAGGTGTTTACTTTGATGGTGGTGCTCATACATATATAAAAGAGCTTAGCGCAGATAGATTAGGTATACACGCTGGTGGTAGATTACTATTAGATTTATTTGAAAATGGCGATGCATCAAGTTACATTGACATGCACGCACCTGACGTAGGCATACACTCATCTGTTACTTTAAAACCAAAGTTTTTTATCAAAAATACAAATGCAGATGCTAACGCTCCTCAGTTAGTTTTACAAAAAGATTCTGCAAGCCCAGCAGATAATGATGAGACCGGTAGAGTTTATATGTATGGTGATAATGATGCTGGTGAATTAATAGAGTCTGTATTAATAATAGGTTCTATGACTGATGTTAGCGATGGAACTGAAGATTCTAAATTAAGATTTTACACATACAAAGCTGGTACACAAACAGAAACTTTAACACTTAATAGTGGCGAAGCGCATTTTGGGGGACCAGTGCAAGTCATAGGACATATAGAGTCTACAACTTTATTGGTAGCAGGAAATGGTCTTGTTGGTGCACCTTCACACACATTCGCAAGTGATTTAAATACTGGAATGTTTAGAAATGGAGCCGATACTATAGGATTTACAACTGGAGGTTCTCTTGCTTTAACTATAGCAGATAATAACGCAACTTTTACAGGAACAATAATAGGAACAACTGCAGATTTTCAACCAGATGGTGATAGTATGCTTAGAATTAGAAACGCAGGAACAGATGCTATTTCTATATTTGCAGACGTTGGAGATACATTGTATTTAGGTGGTAACAATACAACTGGTATGTATTTAGACGCTAATGCTCACGCGTGGTTTGCAAAGGATATATACCTGCACAGTGCTAGTAGTCCAGCTATTAGAATAAAAGATACAACAAATGATTGTACATTATTAATGTATGCACAAGACTCAGAATCTATTATTGGTACTTACAGTGCTCATAATTTAAAGTTTTTTACTGATAGCGGTTTAACATTAACATTAGATACATCACATAACGCAACTTTTGCAGGTCACGTTAGTTTAGCGGATGGTAAATCAGGAAGATTTGGAGATAGTAATGATCTAAAATTATATCACGCAAGTGGAGCTAGTTATATAGAAAATGACACTGGAGATTTAAATATAACTCAAAACAACGGTTCTGGTGAAATGATTTTTACCCAAAACCAAAATGATGGAAATATTAATTTCAATTGTGATGATGGTAGTAATGGTGTAACAACATATTTATCTTTAGATGGTGGAGACACGCAAATAAATATGTATAAAAATATTGTTTCTACAGGCTCTGTATCCATAACTGCTGACGGCCAACCAGCTTTATCTGTTACAGGAGGTATAAGTTGCGGTCTAAATCTTAACGTGAGTGGTAATGTTATTGTCGCGCAAAACAAACAGTTACAAGCTAGTAGAAACACAACCACAGATAGTGTAGCAGCGGCAGCAGCTAGTTTTATAGATCACAACACAGATTCTGGTAATAGAGCCACTATAGCAATGGAAGCTAACTCTTATCAAGGAGCTAAACATATAGAATTTTACCAAGGTAGCACAGTTAATGGTTCTATATCCGCTGGGTACAACGCCACTGGGTTTAACACCTCATCAGATTATAGATTAAAAGAAAACATCAATGATTTATCTGACGCTTTAACAAAAGTAGATCTATTATCACCAAAGACATTTACTTGGAAAGGTGGTAATGATACAGTCGTTCAGGGATTTTTAGCACACGAAACTCAAGAAGTAGTACCTCAAGCTGTAACAGGTGTGAAAGATGAAAAAGACGAAAACGGAAAAGGTATATTCCAAAGTATTGACCAATCTAAATTAGTCCCACTACTAACAGCTGCTATAAAAGAACTCAAAGCTCAAAACGAAGATTTACTCGCTAGAGTAAAAGCGTTAGAAAGCAAGTAATAAGATATTTAGCTGGCAACAGCTAATTTGTTTAACCTTTAAATTTAAAAACATGGCATTAAAAGGATCATATGATTACAAAGGCATCGCAGTAGCAGATGCGTATGTAAAAATATCAAGCGTAAATTGGAGTTGCAATAGTAATTCTGAGAATTACGTAAAGACTGCAGCTGTGTACAATTCTGATGGTACAATTAAAACCCCTGAAGTGAAAGCTGACAGGTGGACACAAACTACAATTGGAAATTGGCACGCAAATGTTTATAAAGATAAAGCTGCTAGAGATGCAAATCCTAACAATCATATCTGCTCAATAAGTGGATCATTTGATATGGACTTGAAAGATAGCGCTAAAAACCCTGTAAAACAGGCTTACGTTGCTGCAAAAGCAATGGATCTTTATAAAGGTATGGCAGACGCTTAATAGCGGTGACAATAGCTATTTAATATTGTTATATTATATGTAATAATATTAAAGTAAATTTTTAACAATTAAATTAAATTAATTATGAGTAAAGAAGTGAAAAATATCTCTGAAGAACAATTAAAAGAACTTCAAGGACACGTTAACAAAATTAACCAAGCACAATTACAGCTTGGTGGCTTAGAATCTCAAAAACATAATTTACTACACGCAGTAGTAAAAATGCAAACTGAGTTGACTGAGTTTCAAGGTAAACTAGAAGAGGAGTACGGAAAAGTAAGTATTAACATACAAGACGGATCTATTGCACCACTTCCTGAAAACGTGGAAGATGAAGCTGATACGCAAGATTAGTATCGGTAAAGATTATAAAAATGACGCAATGCATTACTCTGTAGGCCAAGAGGTCTACGGAGGGCACGTCATTTGTGATATATTAGAATCTACAACTAAATACAGTGTGTATATTAAAAAAAACAATGAGGTTTTGCCTTGGAAAGATTTTAATAAAAACATGGCTGTTTCTGTAGAATATAATCTTCAATATTAATGCGTAGTATATTTGATTTTGTAATACAACCAAAACAATCAAGATATAGTAACGTTAAAAAAGTTGGTGATAAAGAATTAATTTTAAATACTGAAATATTTAATCACCAATATGTTAGTCGAGAAGCTACAGTGTTACAAACGCCAATAAAGTTTGATACGCCAATAAGTATAGGTGATAGTGTAATTGTTCACCATAATATATTTAGAAGATGGCATAATGTAAGAGGTGAAGAAAAAAACAGCAAAAGTTACTTGTCTGAAAACAAATACTTATGTCAACTGGATCAACTGTATCTTTATAAGAAAAATAATAAATGGATACCACAAAGTGGATTTTGCTTTGTAAAACCCATTGAAAATAATGATACATTTAATATTGATAAAGAGAAACCATTAGTAGGTGTTTTAAAGTACGCTGGTGATGATTTAAACGCGTTAGGATTAAACGAAAATGATTTAGTAGGGTTTTCGCCTAATAGCGAGTTTGAGTTTGTTATAGAAGGCGAGAGGCTTTATAGGGTGTTAACTAATTCAATTACAATTAAATATGAATACCAAGGACAAGAAAAAGAGTATAATCCAAGCTGGGTATAGAGCGGTTGATGAACTTATAAAAGTTGCTAAAGAAAAGATAGTTGATAGTGATGATGATGTTTCTGCGGACAGGTTAAAAAATGCAGCAGCAACGAAGAAGCTAGCGATATTCGATGCGTTTGAAATACTAAATCGTATTGATGAAGAAAAAGCTATGCTTGAGGGCAAAGCAAAAGAAGAAAGTACACCAAAAGCATTTGGTGGATTTGCAGAAACTAGATCTAAATAATGCATAAGCAAACATTATATAAAATTGTTAAGCCGGTAAAAATCAATACACTTAATAGACTTAATAAAAGTAAAAAGTGGAAATATGGTTACAATAAAGAAAATGATATTGTAGTCATAAGCAAGACAGGGCAAATAGGTGATATTGTTGAAATACAAAATTTAAAAATAGCATTACCAAAGCAACCTGCAAAAATAAAGAAATTTAAAAGTGATAAGTGGGAAGTATCTTCTTATCCAAAAGAACTCAATAGAATAAAAACAATATTTGACTGGAGAGATTATCCTGATGAGTTTAAAAATAAATACATTGATTATATAGAGGATGAGTTTACAAGAAGAGATGAAGGGTTTTGGTATTATAACAAAGGTGTTCCCACTTATATCACTGGTACTCATTACATGTACCTCCAATGGTCAAAAATTGACGTTGGACACCCTGATTTTAGAGAAGCAAATAGATTATTCTTTATATTCTGGGAAGCTTGCAAAGCAGACGTTAGATCATATGGCATGTGTTACCTTAAAAACAGACGATCAGGTTTTTCATTTATGGCCTCAGGTGAAATCGTTAATCTTGCCACAATATCATCAGACGCAAGATTCGGTATATTATCTAAGTCTGGTGCCGATGCTAAAAAGATGTTCACAGACAAAGTTGTACCAATATCAGTCAACTACCCTTTCTTTTTCAAACCTATACAGGATGGAATGGACAGGCCGAAGACAGAACTTGCGTACAGAGTACCTGCGTCTAAGCTTACAAGAAGAAAACTTACCACAGCTGCCAGTGATCAACCAGAAGAACTTACCGGTCTTGATACGACTATCGATTGGAAAAACACCGGTGATAATTCATATGACGGTGAGAAACTAAAGCTTCTTGCACATGATGAATCAGGCAAGTGGGAAAGACCAGATAATATATTAAATAACTGGAGGGTAACAAAAACAACTCTAAGATTAGGTAGTAGAATTATAGGTAAGTGTATGATGGGTTCAACCTGTAACGCACTAGATAAAGGGGGTGATAATTTTAAAAAACTATATTATAATTCAGATGTTACCAAACGAAACAGAAATGGTCAAACTAATTCGGGTCTTTACTCTTTTTTTATACCAATGGAGTGGAATTATGAGGGTTTCATTGATGAACATGGAATACCTGTCTTTGAAAGTCCAGAAAAAGAAGCAATTGGTCCACATGGCGATGTCATTGACACAGGCGTTATTGACCACTGGCAAAACGAAGCTGAAGGACTTAAGAACGACCAAGACGCGTTAAACGAGTTTTATAGACAGTTCCCAAGAACTGAAGAGCACGCATTTAGAGATGAAACAAATAATAGTATATTTAATCTAGTAAAAATATACGAACAAATAGATTATAATGAAGAGCTTTATAACTCATCGGTAATTACTAAAGGTAATTTTCAATGGATTAATGGTATAAAAGACACAAGCGTTATATTTTATCCAGATAAAAACGGTAGATTTTACGTGTCTTGGGTGCCACCAATGCACATGCAAAACAAAGTTACTGTAAAAAATGGATTAAAATACCCTGGTAATGAGCACGTTGGAGCATTTGGATGTGATAGCTATGACATATCAGGAACAGTTGACGGCAAAGGATCAAAAGGATCGCTGCATGGTTTAACAAAGTTTAGTATGGACGAAGCTCCCGCTAATCATTTTTTCTTAGAATATGTAGCTCGACCAGCAACAGCCGAAATGTTCTTTGAAGACGTTTTAATGGCGTTAGCGTTTTATGGTATGCCTTTACTAGCAGAAAACAACAAGCCGCGTTTATTATACTACTTAAGAAGAAGAGGTTATAGAGGCTACTCAATGAATAGACCTGATAAAGCTTGGAATAAACTGTCTGTTACAGAAAAGGAAATAGGTGGCATACCTAACTCCAGCGAAGATATTAGGCAAGCACACGCTGCCGCTATTGAAATGTACATACAAGAACACGTTGGCGTTAAAAGTGATGACACACATGGTGATATGTATTTTAACAGAACATTAAACGATTGGTCTAGATTTGATATAAACAAAAGAACAAAGTTTGATGCTGCTATTAGTTCAGGCTTAGCTATAATGGCTTGTAATAGACATTTATATACACCAAATATAGATAAAGAAAAAACTAAAGTAAATATAAGTTTTGCTAGGTACTCAAATACCGGTGCAAGATCACAAATAATTAAATAAATATGTCCGAGAAAGCAATAAAAGGTTATTTTCCTAGTCAAGTGGTTAGCGACCAAGAAAAAGCTAGTTATGATTATGGTTTGAAAGTAGCTAAAGCTATTGAGTATGAGTGGTTTGGTAAAGACACTGGTTTAAATAGATTTAAAACCAATCAAGCTTCATTTCATAAGTTAAGGTTATACGCGAGAGGCGAGCAAAGCATACAGAAATATAAAGATGAGTTATCTATTAATGGTGACTTATCTTATCTTAATTTAGACTGGAAGCCAGTCCCAATAATCCCTAAGTTTGTAGATATAGTAGTAAACGGTATTGCTGAAAGAACATATGACGTTAAAGCATATTCTCAAGATCCGTACGGCGTGAGCAAAAGAACTGAGTACATGGAATCAGTCATGAGAGACATGAGGTCAAAAGAACTAAATAACTATGTACAAGACGCGTTTGGCATAAATATGTTTGAAAATGACCCTCAGTCATTACCAGAAAATAATGAAGAGCTATCATTGCATATGCAGTTAAGTTACAAGCAATCGGTTGAGATAGCAGAAGAGCAAGCAATAAACGTTTTATTAGAAGGAAATAAATACGAACTCACAAAAAGAAGGTTATATTATGATTTAACGGTACTAGGTATAGCTGCTGTTAAAAATTATTTTACAACTTCAGAAGGTGTTAAAATAGAATATGTTGATCCTGCTAATTTAGTGTATTCATACACAGAAAATCCTTATTTTGACGATATATATTATGTTGGTGAAGTAAAAAATATTCCAGTAAATGAACTTAAAAAGCAGTTTCCTGATTTAACAGATGGTGAGCTAGAAGAAATACAACAACAAGGTATTTATAATGACGGTTACTCTAATAGATCGTCATATGAAAGAACGCATTTAGATAAAAACATTATACAGGTTTTATACTTTAATTATAAAACTTATGCTAACGAGGTTTATAAAGTAAAACAAACCTCGTCAGGTGCTACAAAAATGCTACAAAAAGACGATTCATTTAATGTACCTCAAGGGGAAGAAAAGTTTACTAGAGTATCTAACGCTTTAGAAGTTTTGTATGAAGGAGCTTTGGTATTAGGTAGTAAAAGATTATTAAAGTGGGAGCTAGCTACAAATATGGTTAGACCTAAAAGTGATTATACTAAAGTTAAAATGAACTACAGTATTGTTGCACCACGTATGTATAAAGGTAAAATTGAATCTTTAGTTGGTAGAATAACTGGTTTTGCTGACACTATACAGTTAACTCACTTAAAGTTACAACAGATAATGTCACGTATGGTTCCTGATGGAGTGTACATGGATGCTGATGGTTTAGCTGAGGTTGACTTAGGTAACGGCACAAATTATAACCCACAAGAAGCGCTAAACATGTTTTTTCAAACTGGTAGTGTTATAGGTAGATCATTAACTTCTGAGGGTGACATGAATCCAGGTAAAGTACCTATACAAGAAATAGCTAGTGGTAGCGGTGGTGCTAAGCTTCAAAGTTTAATTGGCACATACAACTATTACCTACAAATGATAAGAGATGTAACTGGTTTAAATGAAGCAAGAGACGGAAGTGTTCCAGATAAAAACGCCCTAGTAGGTGTACAAAAACTTGCAGCTGCTAATAGTAACACAGCAACTAGACACATACTACAAAGTGGTTTATTTTTAACATCGGAACTAGCAGAGTCTTTATCACTTAGAATATCTGATATAATAGAATATGCACCAACAAAAGATGCGTTTATACAAGCTATAGGTGCTCACAACGTAGGTACTTTAGAAGAGATGCAAAATTTACACCTATATGATTTTGGAATATTTATAGAGTTAGCGCCAGATGAAGAAGAAAAACAGTTACTTGAAAACAACATACAAGTTGCTATAGCGCAGAAAAACATAGAGCTAGAAGATGCTATAGACGTTAGAGAAATTAAAAATTTAAAACTTGCTAATCAATTACTAAAATTAAGGCGTAAAAAGAAAATTGAAAGAGATCAGATGATCCAGCAGCAAAACATACAAGTACAATCGCAAGCTAACGCACAAGCACAGCAGGTTGCTGCTCAAGCTGAAGTTCAAAAGCAACAAGCTTTAACACAGAGCAAAATACAACTAGAGCAAGCTAAAGCTCAACTAGACACGCAGAAACTACAAAGCGAGGCTATGTTGAAAAAAGAATTAATGAACCACGAGTTTCAAATTAACATGAAGTTAAAAGATATGGAGATCGTGGCATTAAAAACTAAAGAGTCTAATAAAGAAGATCGTAAAGATGAACGTACTAGAATACAAGCATCGCAGCAATCTGAATTAATAGACCAAAGAAAAACTGGCAAACCACCTAAAAAATTTGAGTCTACAAGTAATGATATACTTAGTGGCGATTTTGATTTAGGTATGTTTGAGCCAAGATGATTTGTTTAATTTTATAATATTATATTATGGCTAAAAAAGATGTAAAAAAAGCAGAGGAGGCTGTTGAGAAAATTGATGAAACTCAACAAGCTAAACCAAAAGAAGAGGTTAAGTTTAAAGTAAAACCTAAAATGAAAAAAATCAACAAAGATGAAATAATAAAAGTTGATTTACGACAGGTTGACAAAGACGAACCAAATAAAGAAGAAGAAGTTAAAGAAACTACAGAGGAAAAAGTAGAAGAAACTTCAGAAGCTGTTTTAGAAGAAGTAAAAGATGAAGTAGAAGACGAAAAAGAAGAGCAAGAAGAAACACCTATATTAGAAGAGGTGAAAGAAGAAGAAACTAAAACAGAAAGTAAAGAAGAGATTAAAGAGGATGTGGTTGAGGAAACTCAAGAAGAAGTAGAACCGCCACAACCTAAGTTACCAGAGAACATTCAAAAAGTTGTAGACTTTATGGAAGAAACTGGTGGTGATCTTGAGGATTACGTTAAATTAAATCAAGACTACAGTAAGTATGATGATACAGCTGTGTTGAGAGAATATTACAGACAAACAAAACCTCATTTAACATCAGGTGAAATTGACTTTTTAATGGAAGACGGTTTCACATATGATGAAGAGGTTGACGATCCAAGAGATGTAACTAGAAAGAAATTGGCTTTTAAAGAGCAAGTTGCTTCTGCCAGAAGCCATATGGATAAATTAAAATCCGAATACTATACAGAAATCAAAAGTGGGGTTAAGTTAACTTCAGAACAGCAAAAAGCTATTGATTTTTTTAGTAGATACAATGATGAGAAACAAGAGAGTGATAAGACACTTAAAACTCAACAAACAACTTTTGTCAATAAAACTAATGACGTTTTCAATGATAACTTTAAAGGTTTTGAATACAACGTTGGCGACAAAAGATACAGATTTAACGTTAAAAATACTAGCGAGGTAAAATCAACTCAAAGCGATATTAACAATTTTGTAAAGCGTTTTGTTGATAAAAAGAATATGATGAGCGACGCAGTTGGTTATCATAAATCTTTATTTACCGCTATGAATGCTGACGCTGTAGCTAATCATTTTTATGAACAAGGTAGAGCAGACGGTATAAAACATAGTATGGCTAATGCTAAAAATGTAGATATGACACCGCGTCAAGCATCAACAGATGTTCAAGCGAGTGGAATTAAAGTTAGAGCTGTAAGTGGTGATTCACCATCTAAAATTCGATTCAAGATTAAAAAATAAGTTTAACATTACAAAATATAATAAAAAATGGCAGTAATAACTCCCTCGGGCGGGTCGAATTTAAATTCGGTTCCTGCTCCGGCAAAACAAACACTCTCATCAAATTATATAGATTTTACTGCGTCTGGCACAGCGGGTTGGGCACAGCAGTATCTACCAGATTTGATGGAGGCAGAAGCAGAGGTGTTCGGAAAAAGAACTATCTCTGGATTTTTAGAAATGGTCGGCGCTGAAGAAGCAATGACATCAGATCAAGTAATTTGGTCAGAACAAGGTAGATTACATATTAAGCTTGCAGCTACTGTAACTACTGCGTCTTCTGGTTTAATTACATTTGGCTCAGCTCATGAAATTAGAGTAGGTGATACTATTCTTGTACACAAGGCTGCTGCAACATTAAAATGCTATGTTTCAGCTGTTCCAAGTGCAACTACTATCACGGCTCTTCCTTATGCGCAAGCTAACCTAGGAACTGGATCATCTTTTGGCGATGGTAACTCTGTAACTGTATTAGTTTACGGTTCTGAATTTGCTAAAGGTGTTGCAGGTAGAACTGAAGCGATAGCTCCTTCTTTTAAATCATTTACTAACAAACCAATTATAATTAAAGACATGTATCAGGTTTCAGGATCTGACGCTTCTCAAGTAGGTTGGGTTGAAGTAACTGGTGAAGACGGACAAAATGGATACTTGTGGTATCTAAAAGCTGAAGGTGACACTAGAGCTAGATTTGCTGATTACTTAGAGATGTCTCTAGTAGAATCAGAAAAGAAAGCAGCAAGTGCAGCTGGTGGCGTACCTGATGGTACTGAAGGTTTATTCGCGGCTATAGAAGATAGAGGTCACACTACAACTGGTGTTGACGGAAACACTGCAGCTGAGGATTTAGATGATTTTGATGAAATACTCAAAAAATTTGATGGTCAAGGAGCAATTGAAGAAAACATGTTATATGTTAACAGAAAAGTATCATTATCAATTGATGATATGTTAGCAGCTCAGAACTCTTATGGTTCTGGTGGTACTTCTTACGGAGTATTTAATAACTCTGAAGACATGGCTCTTAATTTAGGATTTACAGGATTTAGAAGAGGTTCTTATGACTTCTACAAGCAAGACTGGAAATACTTAAATGATCAAGGTACAAGAGGAGCTTTCGGTGATAACGATATAAGAGGTGTTATCGTTCCTGCTGGTACTTCATCTGTTTATGATGAAGTTCTTGGTAGAAACTTAACAAGACCTTTCTTACACGTTAGATACAGAGCTTCACAAGCTGATGATAGAAGAATGAAAACTTGGATCGTAGGTTCAGTAGGTGGAAACATCACAACTGACATTGACAAGATGGAAGTTCACTACCTATCTGAAAGATGCTTGGTAGTACAAGGTGCAAATAACTTTATGTTATTTAACTAGTATATATTTTTAAAAGAGTTAGGTGCTTCGGCACCTAGCCCTTTTATTTTTTTTTAATATTTAATTTTATTATATCATGGCAAAAAAAGAAACCAACAAATGGGAGGTTAAAGATAGAACTTATTATCTTTTAAATGGTAAATCTCCACTAACTTGCACAATAAAAAGCAAGGCAATCTTTTGGTACGACGAAGAAAAAGGGTACGAAAGAGAATTAAAATACACACTTAATCAAAAAACACCTTTTGTAGATGAATTTAAAGGTGAAGCTAGATTAGGTCACATTGTTTTTGAAGATGGAATTTTAAACGTTCCAAAAGAAAAACAAACATTACAAAAATTATTATCAATATATCATCCATCAAGTAATATTATTTACAGTGAATTTGACGCTGTTCAAGAGGCACAAGATGATCTAGTTGATATTGAAATGGAAATAGAAGCTTTAAATATAGCACAGAGTTTAGAATTAGATCACGCTGAAGCTATATTAAGAGTTGAACAAGGAAGTTCAGTTTCAGAAATGACTTCTAAGGAAATAAAAAGGGACGTATTAGTATTTGCTAAGAAAAACCCTAAATTATTTATTGACTTAGTAAATGATGAAAATGTAGAAGTTAGAAACTTTGGTATTAAAGCTGTTGAGGCAAATATATTAAAGTTGTCTGATGATCAGAGAACATTTAATTGGGTTAGTAACGGTAGAAAAGTTATGACTGTACCGTTTGACGAACACCCATACTCTGCTTTAGCTGCATTTTTTAAAACCGATGAAGGTTTAGAAATTTACAAAAGCATAGAAAAAAGATTAAAATAATAATCACTTATAGAGTAGTCATCTCTATGAGGTGACTACACTATATAAAAAGAAATTATGGCAGTAAGTATAGATACAGTATATCAAAGAGTTTTAGCAATAGCTAATAAAGAGCAAAGAGGTTATATAACACCTCAAGAGTTTAACTTATTAGCTAATCAAGCGCAGCTAGATATTTTTGAACAATATTTTTATGATTTAAATCAATTCAGTAGAATACCTGGCAATGAAACAAAATACGCTGATATGGTTGATATTATTGAAGAAAAAATATCTGTATTTGAAAAGTTTAGACAAGATGTAACTATGGCATCAGGAGGTGTTGGTACGTTACCGGCAAATAATCATAAGCTAGGTGTTGTTAGTTTTAACAACTCAGGTACATACGTAGAAATAGAACATATAAATCAAAATGAGCTAAACACATATATTAACTCGCCTTTAACAGCACCCACATCAGCAAGACCGTTATATATAAAAACATCAGAAACAGCAATACAGGTTTACCCAACTACTATAACAAGTGGTGTAACGTGTAATCATATAGCTAAACCAGCAAGCGTAGTGTGGAATTTTACCACTGTGTTAGGCGAAGCTTTACATAACTCTAACGGAACTGTTAACTTTGAGCTTCATGAATCTGAGGAAACAGAATTAGTATTAAAAATATTAGAATTAACTGGTGTAACAATAAAATCACCTGATTTATATCAACTTAGCGATAAAGAAGATATTGAAGATATACAACAAGAAAAATTATAATAAATGGCTTTATTTACAGGAACACAACAATCGTATTACCAAGGATCAGACAACTCTTTCAATACAGCTGATGATTTAAGCACGTATGGCAACTATCAGTATGTTAATTTAAAAGACCTAGTTAATAACTTTATGGTTGCATATGTTGGTGAAGGTAAAATAATAAACAAAATAAAAAGGCCAGATGTTAATTTTCATGCACAAAGAGCAATAGCTGAGTTAAGCTATGATACATTAAGAACTGTTAAAACTCAAGAGGTAGAAGTAGGGGCTAATCTTACAATGCCACTACCACACGATTATGTTAACTACGTTAAAATAGCTTTTGTTGATGATAACGGTATTGAAAACATTTTATACCCTTCGAGAAAAACTAGTAACCCGCAACCTTTAAATCAAGATGGAAACTTTAGTTATCAGTTTGATAGTGATGGTAACTTAACACAAGCAAGTGATTCTAACTCGTGGACAAGGTATAAAGATAATTCTAATATTGATACTGGTGATACTGTTAATGAAAATGAGCCTGGTGCTTTATTACACGAAGGTGGAAGACACGGTATTGATCCAGAGTTTGCTAATTCTAATGGAATATACTACATTGATTTACATAGAGGTAGAATACACTTTAGCTCGAATATGTTGGAAAAAACAATATTATTAAAGTATATAAGTGATAGTTTAGCAACAGAAGGCGAAATGAAAGTTCATAAGTTTGCAGAAGAAGCTGTATATAAATTTATTGCACATGCTATTTTATCTACAAGGGTTAACACACCTGAGTATTTAGTAGCAAGATTTAAAAAAGAAAGGTTTGCAGAAATAAGAAAAGCAAAAATTAGATTATCGAACTTTAACGCTGAAGAAATGGCTCAAGTAATGAGAGGTAAGTCGAAACAGATTAAACATTAATAAAATATGCCGGAGTTAAGAAGAAATTTTACATCAGGTCGTATGAATAAAGACCTTGATGAAAGGTTGGTACCTAATGGTGAATATAGAGACGCTTTAAATATTAGCGTTTCAACATCTTCATCATCTGACAAAGGCTCTGTTGAAAGCGTTAAGGGTAATTCAAGAATATCAACATTAGGCATTACAGGCCAAAAGTGCATAGGCTCAGTTCGAGACGAAAAAACAAATAAAATTTATTGGTTTATATCAGGCACCACTATAGATGCTATAGCTGAATATGATGAAGACACTAATCAGGTGCAGCCTGTTTTAGTTTGTATTAAAGCCACATCTAACGCTTTAAAGTTTTCTTCTACATCAATAATAACTGGTGTAAATATACTTGATGGCATTATATATTTTACAGACAATATTAACGAGCCAAAACAAGTAGATATTGTTAAATGTAAAAACGGATCAACAAACTTCTCTACGCATACAAAGTTGAAAATAAAAAACATTGATAAAGGAAATATAACAGAAGAGCATATAGCACTAATTAAAAAATCACCACTTAACGCGCCTAGTATAACAATGTCTAACAGTTTACGTGGTGGTGTTATCAGCTCAACATTTAGCTCGGCAGCAAATTTTTTTGGTGATAGTAATGGATCTAAAGCGCCCGGCACGGAGTTAGCTAACATAACGTTTTCACCAAAGCCTAATTTTGAGGTAGGTGATAATTTAAAGTTTACACACTCTGCTGTTGAAGATGGTGAGGTTGTTTTATATGAGGTTAGAGTAGTTTTAACAACTCTAGTAAGTGAAACCGCTGTAGCTAAGGTATTTAAATCAAAGATATTAAGTATAACAGAAGATGTTATAACCACCGCTACTATTCAATGGGATGTTGCTTTAGAGCAGAAAGATCCATTTTTTGAGTTAGTATTTCCAAGGTTTGCTTATAGATGGAAATACGCTAACGGTCAATACTCTGCTTTCTCTCCATTTTCTGAGGTAGCTTTTTTACCTGACGAGGTAAATGGGTATAAATTTGATTCTAAAAACGGATTTAATTTATCAATGGCAAATACTATTAGAAAAATAACATTAGGTACTTTTGATACTAAACCTAGTGACGTGGTGGAAGTTGATATACTATTTAAACAGTCTAACAATACCAATGTATATACGGTAAAAAGTTTAAAAAATAACGAGACAGCATTTGATATAACATCAGAGCAAATATACGCTACAGTTCCTTCAAATCAAATAATAAGACCATATGACAATGTACCTAAAAAAGCATTAGCTCAAGACATTGTGGCTAATAGATTAGTCTTTGGTAACTACACACAGAATTATAATGTATTAGAGGTACCAGAGTTTCAAACAAATGTTTTATCGTCAAAAATTAGTAATAACACTCCAACAAAATCTTTAAAGTCAATACGTAAATATCAGTTAGGTGTTATATTCTTAGATGAGTTTGGTAGGCACACGCCTGTTTTCGCTGATGACTCTGGCGTTGTCACTATAGACCAAATACAATCAAACACAGCAAATAAAATAGAGTCAAAAATTACAACAAAAGCACCAGACTGGGCAACGCATTATAGGTACTACGTTAAAGAAATATCAAACGAGTTTTATAATTTACCTATGGATAGGTATTACGAGGCTGAAGATGGTAATGTTTGGTTAAGCTTTCCTTCTGCTGATAGAAATAAAGTTGATTTAGAGACGTTTTTAATTTTAAAAAAGAAACACACAGAAAATGGTAGCGTTTTTAATACTAGTGGCGGTACTGTGAAATACAAAATACTTGACATTTCAAATGAAGCGCCTTCGTTTATTAAGCAAAAGAAAACAACATTAGGTAAAATTACAACTACGTTTGGCACTAACGCAGACGCTGCTAATGGTTTTCCAGAAAAAGGCTTTTTATCTTTTAAGTTAAAAGGCTCTGAAATAAATACATTTAAAGATCTCAATACAACTTCGGTATCAGATAAGTATATACGTATATCAACTAGTAGTAATTCATCTGAACTATATCAATTAACTAGTATCAATGTTACCGATGGTAATACTGATGGTGATAATGTAGATGCAGGTGACACTTGGACATTTAATATAGCTGAGGCTTTTGGTGATGATATAAGCTTTGTAGGAACAGGCACAAACAAAACTAGTGGTTTGTCATTAGAAGTTTTAAAAGAAGAAGTTGACGAAAATAACCCTGAGTTTGTTGGAAAGTTTTTTGTAAAAATACCTAGAGACAGTATATTAGACGCTAATATATTAAGTAAATCTGTTGATAGGGTGTATAAGGTTAAAAATGCTCAAAATATACACAAGATTGACACGCAACACGACTCAAAAGCTGATTACAGTGGAACACAATTATATGCTATTGACAAAGCTGGTGGTTTTGATGAAGATAAAAACACATTAGCAACTGGTATTGGAGCTAGAAGAGGTAAAAAGAACATACATATAAGATTGATTGAAATAGGTCCAGATAAAGAGCCACATACGTTATTTCCTAATATTGTAAATTTAACTGCTAACGCGACACTAGACGGACAATTACGTACACCTGGAACTCTACTACGTTGGAGAGATGATCCTAGCCAGGAGGTATACGAGATTGTTTCTGCGAGCGCTATTAAAGTATTTAATCACGGCACAGGACCAATAAAGAGAAAAAAATCAGATAATAAAGGCATAAGATATAAAATAACATTAGATAAAGCCCTAAATTTTAACGCTGAGCAAGTGGCATCAAGTGGTGTTACGGCAGATAGTGGATCAACAACTGTATTAGAGGTTGTTTCAGAGGTTATCAACGAAAGTACATTTACTAGTGACAGTCCAGCTGTATTTGAAACAGAGCCTAAACAAGCCACTGATTTAGATTTATATTACGAAACAAGTAAAACATATGCTATAGCTGACTTAGCAGTAACTAAAACTTTAGATTATTTTAACTGCTTTAGCTTTGGTAATGGCGTTGAGTCAAATAGAATACGTGATGATTTCAACGCTCCTACTATAGATAAAGGTGTTAGAGTTTCAACTGTATTAGCTGAACAATATAAAGAAGAGCATAAGCCAAGTGGTTTAATTTATTCAGGTATATATAATTCTACCAGTAGTATAAATAGACTAAATCAATTTATTGCAGGTGAAAAGATAACAAAAGATTTAAATCCAGAGTACGGATCAATACAAAAATTACACACAAGAAATACAGACTTAATTGCTTTATGTGAAGATAAAGTATTAAAGATATTAGCAAATAAAGACGCTTTATTTAACGCTGATGGTAATGTCAATGTAACATCGACTAACAATGTGTTAGGTCAAGCTATGCCTTTTGGCGGCGAGTTTGGTATAGGCAAAAACCCTGAAAGCTTTGCATACTATGGCTACAGATCCTACTTTGCTGACAAAGCAAGAGGTGCTGTGTTAAGATTATCAATGGATGGTATTACTAAAATATCTGATTATGGTATGGGTAACTATTTTAAAGATAACTTAGCAGCTGCAACCACTATTTTAGGATCGTATGATGAAGATGAAGGTAATTATAATATAACTTTAAACAACGATACTGTTAGTTTTGCAGAAGCGATAAATGGTTGGGAAAGTAGAAAGTCATTTATACCAGAAAGTGGAATATCACTAAACAAAACATATTATACTTTCAACACTGGTGATATGTGGAAACATACAGACACGGCGACAAGAAACACTTTTTATGGTAATGCTTTTGTTGATTCGCAAATAACATTATTATTAAATGACGTCCCATCTAGTGTAAAAAAATACAAAACAATAAATTACGAAGGTAGTGCATCAAGAGCGTTTACTGGCGAAAACCAAACAACGACTGGTTGGTATGTAAACAACATTACTACAGATCAGCAGTCTGGTGAAATAAAACAATTTAAAGACAAAGAAAACAAGTGGTATAATTATATAAAAGGTAAGGCTACTACAGGCACAAATATTGACACTAAAGAGTTTAACATACAAGGCGTGGGTAAGCTGTCATCAATAAGCGCTGGCAATCAAAGTTTATTTAATGTAAATATTACTGTTAACGGTTTAGCAGCGCAAAACATGACATTAACAAGCGTTAGTAGTGACAATGCAACCTGGACACTAAGTGGCAATACCGCTACCTGTACTGGTGTAGGGCAAATAGCAGATACAGATCCTGTTGTACTAACTTTTACTTCTAATGACGGCTTTGTTAATCCAACATCACAAAGCGTAAGCAGTCTACCCTCTGAGTTTAATGGCCAACCTACTTATAACGCCACAAATAACACGTTAAGTATAACATTTAATTCCGCTGTTTTATCGGCTAACAAAAATATAACTATAGCCTTAGCAAACCCAGCAACGCAAGAAACTTTCACAGTAGCCGGTACGTTTGATGTTGATGTTGCTAATACAACAGGTAGTAGCTCTACAAATAACGCTTACACAGGCAGCACTGTAATAAACGGTAATATATCTAACTTCATAGATCAAACGTTTACAGCATCAACAGATCATTATTTCTTTGATGAGCCAAAAATAGAGTTTACTGATGTTGATCATGAGGACAATTACGATGTTGTTATAACAGATACTAATGATGGTAGTGGTAATTTAACAGCTAGGCGTTTTCAAGTTTCATATAACGTAAACGAAAAAGAAAACATATCAAGCGAAAAGATTAATTTTATAGCTAGAGCAATAAACAACCAAGCGTCTACAGGTAAATTATATAATTTTACTTGCGACGACACAACACTAGACTATTTTGGTGACGAAAGAACTATTGGTGTTTATGGTGATCCAGGTGCTACGTATAAACTTTCTATATCAGATGGTAGTAATACATATGATTTTACTACTAATACATTTACAAGCGGCTCTACAGAAAGTAGTACGTTAACCATAGGAACACAAGGCTCTTCGTTAACAACAATTGATTTTCCTACAGTAACCGCCAATAAAACATACACAACCACTATAACGCCAGTTGGTGGAGGTGTATCGTGGAACGACGGTGATTCAACTAAAACATTTACTATAGAACAAAAAAAGTCAGTAACTATAACTTTCCAATTAACAAACGCTAACGCTATTGATACTGCCAGCGGCGAAACAGTTACGCCAAGCACAATAACAACAACAGCTACAGCTGGTAGCTCAGAGCCTAATCTTTTGCGGTTGCTATACACAATCACAACCACAAATGATATGGTACTTTTAAGCAACCCGCAGTTTAACAGCTGGGGTGGTATAGGCACATCTGTTAACAACACAACAAGAGAGATTACGCTTTCTAATGGTAGTAAAGTAACTGTTGATAAGCACTTAATAAATATTGATAACACTGTAACACCTAACGAGGCAATTTACACAGCTAGCGTTTTAGTTTCTGAATTTGGCACAGCTAATGACGTTGTATCTTTAAACATTAGCAATCACTTAACCGCGCAGTCTAATTCAAATCAATTTGTTAATCTTGGTGCAACGGTAGCTGCTAACGGTGCTGGCGAAACAAACTTAACAGCGGTGTCATTAACTTCTGGCTCTCAAGTTTTAAGCAGCGCAACAGTTGCTACTGGTACTGGTAAAGTAACAGGTGACTTTAGTGGTCAGAGTATATACGATATTACAATAAACGTTCAATCAATAACAGACTCAAGTCAAATAACTGGATTTGGATTAAGCACAAGCACTAGTAATTTAGTACAAACAGCGCAACCAACGTCTTTAACACAAATATCAAGTAACGTTTGGGAAGCAACTTTTAACTGGGCAGCAACACTAAACAGTGGTAACACAGTTGCAAACAACACATACAACGTTGCTATAAGTGTAGATTTAGACGCAACACCTTAAAAGAAAAATATGGCACAATTAACATTAACAATAAGCGGGAATATAAACGTATCATTGCAACCTAAAACTGACGCGACGCTGTCAGGTAATGATATAATATACTATGGTACACCAAGTGGTACTACAGTGTCTTCTATAACAAGATTAGGTGAGTGTGTAGGCGTTAACAGAACAAATAACACAATTACAGTTGAAGTTGGTAACGATGTTGTAAGGCCATCTGCAAATGACTTTATATTATTTGGTAAAGATAGTCAAGCTAGCACATCTGGTTTATTAGGATACTACGCTGAAGTAGAAATGAAGAACAATTCAACGGATAAAATTGAATTATTTTCAGTAGGATCTGAAATATTTGAATCTAGTAAATAACGTGTGATTATATATGTATAAAAATAAAATTAAAAAATTATGATTCCACCACAAGCAATAGGGGTAGTAGCTGAAGCAGCGGGTTCAGCAGTTCAGGGTTTAACTAGCATAGCTAGCGGTATTATCGGTAGTGGCGCAAGAAGAAGAGAACAAAGGCAAGCTCAAGCAGAATACGATATGAATATGCAGAGATTTGCACAGCAGGATACATCGAACTTATATGCAAATATGGAAAACCCATATGCGGACTTAACTGTTAATCAACAGGCTGCTAATTTTGCTAAACAACAACAGCAGCAGAGTTCAGCTAATATAATGCAAGGACTACAAGGCGCAGCTGGTGGATCAGGTATTGCAGCGCTAGCGCAATCATTGGCACAACAAAATGCAGCAGCAGCACAAGCATCATCAGCATCAATCGGACAGCAAGAACAAAGAAACCAAGCTATGGCAGCGCAAGGTGCTATGAGCATACAAATGCAAGAAAGAGCTGGAGCAGAACAATCAAGAGCGCTAGAAGCAAATAAAACACAAACAATGTTAGGCATGTCACAAGAAAGACTAGCAGCAGCTGATCAAGCGAGAAAAGATGCTACAGGTGCAATTGTTGGTGGTATCGGGCAATTTGCAGGTGGTGCCGCGGCAGCAGCAACAGCAGCGAGTGGCGAGTATGATGCAAACGGTGAACTTACAGGATTTGGTGGTATAGGTAAAGGTTTTCAAAATTTAGTAGGTAAATAATAATAAAATGGCAAACGGAAATTTAATACAAGGAGCAAGAAGAATAGGTCAAGCAAGACGGTTTGTTGATTATGGTAAAATAATCGGTGATAACATTAAATCGCCAGCCTTAACACAATACTTTGAAGAAGCTAGGGCTCAACACTTTCAGAATATAAAAGAAAAAGAAGCTAAGCTAGCTAGTTTTATAAATCAAAAAGCCTACATGGATACGTCTAAAATCAACGAATATAATGTTGATATGGCTAGTGATTTTTTAAGTAATAAAAAAGCAGAGTATTTAGATGCGGCAAATATAGCAGCTACAGCAAGCGTAGGTTCTGATGAGTATGTTAATGCGGTATCAACAATGAATGCTGCTAATAATGCTATTAAAAACTTTGACGTAGAACTTCAAGCCTGGAGACAATTAGACGCCGAGCAAACTGGTGACTTTGATAAAAACGCGATATCAAAAGGCAACCTAAACTACGGTGACATAATAGAAACAATGCAAGATCCTAAATCTGAAAACGGACCTAGCTTTATTGTTAATGACAATGGTAAAGTCACTATGGTTATAAGAGACGCTGAAGGTAATATCATAAAAGAACTTGAAAGACAAGAGTATTTTTTAAAAGCAAATGAAAAAATGATGGACCTTAGTAAAATTGGAGACGCGTTTTACAACATGGGTGGTAACAACTCAAGCTTTGATCAGAAAATTGCCGATGAAAAAATACATATGTGGTTAGGAGAAGATCATACAAAATTATTATCGTTAGCGAGAGATAGCTTTCTTGATTCACCCGCTATGATAAAAGATCAAGACTTAGAAGTTGTAGTATTTGAAGGTTTAACAGGTAGAGAGCTTTTGCAAAAAAACAACCAAGTACAACTTAAAAAATTTTTAGCAGCAAAATACGGTGGCGTTTTAAAAGATAGACACACAACGGGACTTAATGATTATATTAGAAAAAATCCGCCTGAAACAGGAACTGGAGATTCTGGTAGTAGTATATCAAAAAGTTTAAGAGAATCATCAGTAGTAGCTATAGATGATCCAACTGCACCAGTTGGTTATAGTAGTTACGAAGAATTTTATAATGATGATACATTTCAAAATGATAAAGAAAGAAACGCTTACTTAAATGAAAAAGGAGTTAGAAAACTTGAAAACACTGAAAAGATAGAAACCAGTAACTTAAATTATGCTAACAAGTTAACAACACTATTAAATGCGCCGCGCTACGGTAGACAATTTAATATATACCTTAGCAGAGATGAGCTGGTAAGAGAGGTATTACAAAATGAAGATCAGTTTGAAGCTAGAGGTATTATTGATAGTTCAGACACAGAGGCTGCTTTAAAATTTGTTAAAGCAAATTATGGTGATGGTTACTTATACTCATATAAAAAGGATCAAGGCTCTGCAAGCATGCAAGTAATTCCTATAGATGTATTTGCAGAAGAAGATACTTATATAGATGCTTTATTAGCCGGTTCTGATGCTATAGACGGAGACCTTTAAAATTAAAATATGGAGAATTTAATAAGAAATCTTTATGCTAAATATGCTCCAGATAAAGATGTCGAAGAGCAAATTAAATACGTACAACAAAAATACGGATCTAACGTTGGGTTGTTTGTAAATGAATTTTATAAGAAATATGCGTCTGGTAAGCTAAATCAAGACACGGTAAATCACATTAACGAAAATTATCTACAGCAAAGCACTTCAGCAGAAAACATAAATAAAAACGTTGGCGGCGCGCTCGGAGTCGTTCAAAGTATGGCTGGTGCTCTTGGTGAAGGTGGCGCTACTTTAGCCGGTGGTTTTGCTGACTTGACAGTTGGTTTAGCATTAAATACTAAAATGTTTTGGGAAAAAAACTTTGGCGACGGTAATGTTAGTGAAGATGACAAAGCAAGGTTTAGAAAAGAAGCTTATCTTGAAAATAAAGACAACATACTATTAAACCCTGATTTCTGGAAAGGCACGGAAGATTACTTTAGAAGCATACAAAAAGAATACGAGGATCCTACAATATCGCAAGCTTTTGAAAAAGCTAGTAGTTTAGGTGATTATGCTGAATTAGGTGCAAGAACTGTCGAGGGTATCTTTAAATCAGCACCGTCATTAATAGCCGCGTATTCAGGTCCAGGCGCTCTAGCTGTTTACGGAACTAGCTTAGCTGGTGATAAATATTTAGAAGAGTTTGATAAAGATCCTACACAGGCAAACTCTAGACTACTTGCTAGCGCTATAGGTACATCTGCAATTGAAGTTGGTTTTGAGTTCGCGACGAGACGCTTAATGATAGGAGCTGGTTTAGTGGGAAAGCAAGGAAACAAGGCAGCTGCAGAAGCTTTAATAAAAGGTGGAGTGCAAAGTATGTTAACGCGTTTTGGAAAGCCTTTAGCTCAAGAAGGCGCGTCAGAAGCTGCAACTGAGCTAACAAGTTTAATATATGATGCCGCTATATTAAATCCAAATGGCGTCTCGGGTATAGATTGGTCTAAAGAAAAATATAGAATATTTGACGCGGGTATTGTTGGTTCTGCTATGGGTGGTGGAATAGCAACATTAGGAGGTGTTAATAATCGTAATGAAAGAAGAAGATTAGAACAAATATTAATGCCAGATGAAATTAAACAACAAATAGAAAAGTCTGGCGATAGAATATCTAAGTTAGTTATAGAGTCAGATGGCGTAGATGCTGACACAAAATCTTTAATCGAAGATCAAATAAATAAAGAAAATAGAAACATAGTTAGATTAAAAAATGAAGTTTCTACAAAACTCGGCAACATGAACGAGACTGAGTTAAGAACATACGCAAAAAATAAAAACGAAATACTTAAAACTCAAAATCAACTAAAAAAGCTTGATAATAATTCTGAAATATATAAGCCTATAAAAGCAAAATACGATCTATTAATAAAACAAAATTCCACGTTATATCAAAATGCTACAAAAAGAAGATTACAAGAGGATATTACTTCTGTTAAAAAAATAGCTAAAAAACAAGGTATTAAAAAAATTAACGTATTAGATGACAATGGTTTTCAGAAAGCATTTAAAAATACAGAAGAAGGCAAAAAGCTAGACGATAAGCAATTAGCATTACAAGCAGCAGGAGTTTCAGGTTTTTATGATCCTTCAACTAATAGTATTTTTATAAACAAAAAAGCCGCAGAAAATTTTGGTCAAGTAACCGTTGCTAGTCATGAGTTATTACACCCTGTTTTAAATAAAGTCTTTGGCTCAACCGAAAGTCAAGCTGCTAAAGTTGCTGAGTTTAAAAATATATTATCTAGCAAACAAACACGGTTAATGGATCAAGAGATGATTGACCGTGGTTATACTAAAAAAGAAGAAGCAACAGAATACTTTAACGTGTTTTTAGACGCGGTTGCTGATAAAAATTCAGAAATAGCTTTTGAGAAAAACTTATACACACGTATAGGCGAGTTTTTAAAATCAGTATTTAGAGAATACAACATAAACAATATGGATTTTGGCGATGCTAATGGTGTTTTTAACTTTTTAAAAGCGTACCAAGAAGGCGTTAAGCAAGGTGAATTTACACAAGAAGTATCTGATATAATAGGTGATTTAAGTGACTTAAGAGACTTAGATGCTACTGGAAGACAAGATTCAAAAAAAGCATCTGATCAAGTACAGCAAATATATGAACAACAAGGTTCAGCTGGCGCCTTTGACATCATAGAACTTTTTAAGCCTATTACAAATAAAATAGTAGAGAAACGTAGAGGAGCGCCTAACTTTGATAAAACATTATTAACGGAGGAAGTTGAAACAGGTGAGCGTGGTATAATAGATTTAATAAACGAATATAATCCAGATTCTGGCGTACCATTAGCAGCATATATAAATAAGTTTTTACCAGCTAGAGCAATTGAAGCATCAAAAAGAATTTTAGGTGAAGAATTTACTACAGATATAACGGAAGCTAGAGGAGTTGCTGCAGAAGAAGTTGCTACACCAGAAGTACAAACAAAGCCAAAAGCTAGAAAAATAAATCCTATAGATTTAGCTAGAGACGAAAATATAAAAGAACAATATATAAAAGAAGTTTCAGATAAAATCAAAAACATAGACATTAATAAAGCTACGTTTAAAAACTTAAAAGATTTAGCATCAGAAATAACAGCTAAAATATTTAATGTTTCTTCTAAAAAAATAACAGATCCTACAGCTAACTTAACAAAGCAAGAAAAAGAAAATGCTTTGAAGTTTATAAGAGCTAACGCATTAGATTTAATTGCTTTACTACCTGAAGGAGCAATAACAGAGGCGGCATCTGAAAAATTAATAGGCACATCAACTGGTATACCAAAAAGTTTATTAAATAAATTTTACACTAAACAAGATAGAATAACTAAAGGAGCTGGTTTATCACCTTATACAAAAAATACAGACATAAATAAAAAAGAGTTTTTAGAAGCGTTTGGTATAGTTGAAGGCAAAAAGTCTACAGACTTTGGACCAAGAACACCTGAAGCACAAGCGGTAAAAGCCATGATGTCATTGTATGGTAAGTTAGCTACTAACAGTATAGTGCGTGAACAATTAACAAATCAAGAAGTTGATCAAAGTATTATACGTAATTTAGAAGCTGGTAAATCTAGTGTTCAATTTAGCAAAAACATAAAGGCTTTTATGGAAAACAACGACCTTGATGGTTATGTTAACGTTATGAAAGACCCTGATTACTATATAAATGACATGGTTCCTCTAATTATAGAGGTTTTAGGTGATAGAATACTAGGTGTTAATTTTGATAATAGACGTGGAGAATTAAATGCTGAATTATGGACTGGTTTATTTGGTAAGCACCCAGATAGAAAACGTATTATAAGTGAGCTACAAAAATTAAGGATTGAACCTGATAACAACCCACCAACAGGTAACCCAAATTTTAAAACAACATTTTTTAAAGACGGAAGATTTGATCAAAGTAAAATAAAAGACGTACAAAAATTTAACGAACAAGTTGGTAAGACTTTTGACGAAATGTGGATGAGAATTTTTGACGCTGTATCGCGAGATACAAAATATGTTTTACCAATAATGACATATATGCAAGCTTCGACTAGCTCTAAAACACATCCTATGAGAAATGGAGCTCAAGCAACGCACATGGATTTAAAATCAAGTAATATTACTTTAGAGCACGCGTACCCACAGTCGCAAGCTGCTAGAGATTTAATGCAAGCTATTATAGATCATAGAAACGACAAGTCAGCATTTATAAAGAAGTTTAACAGGATAAAAGAAGAATACGTTTTACATGGAATTGATATAACTGAAGATGCTAAAATAAACAAAGCAAAAGATTTAGTAACAGATAAGAATCACAAAAGCTTTGGTAAAGTTACCTCGTTGAAAGATCATAATGGCAAGGACTTTGATTACATGACAGATACCCACTTGCGTAGATATGTAAAAGCGGGTGTAAATCTTGACTTGCTAACTTCGTTAAAAACAGGCAAGCCTTTAACAGAAGAACTTAGCATAGATGGTTATGGGAACCCTATATCTAAAGAGGCTGCAGAAATAAGAAAAGAAGCTGCTAGGTTAAATGATGAATTATTTGACAATTTAATTAAAGGCAAGCCAGTAGAGCAACAAGCATCTGACTTAAAACAAATAGATAAAGCTTTACAGTTTTCAAGAACACCAAAGCCAGAAAAAGGAATAAGCATATTTGATTTTGATCAAACACTAGCTAATACTAAAGAAAAAATTAAAGTTACTATGCCGGGTGAAAGTGTAGTTTACAATGCTAGTCCTAAAACTTTTGATCAATTAGGTAAAAGAACTGGGTTAATATTTTTAGCTACAGACATAAAAGAAGCTCAAGAATATGCTAAAAGTAATCGGGGTAAAGTTAGAGAGATTTCAATAAACGACTCTAGCTTAGCTACTGAAGATCAAGTTTTAGATGCAATGAAAACCCTAAACATTGATACTAGCGAAGGATTGTTATATGAAATGATCGATTCTAGGTTTAAAGATTTTTATATTGGAGATGCAAACTTAAACAAACTTAAAAAAGCTTTAAAACAAAGAGGTTTTGGTGGCTTTAAATATAACGATGGATCTCAATTGTCTAGCAAAGGAACTGAAAGTGTAGCTATTATAGACAAGTCTATAATAAAACAACCAACTAAAATTGATGCTGCTGAGTTTGCAAGGAAAGCAGAGCAACTTGAAGCTAACGGTGCTAAGTTTGATTTTACTGAGTTTGATAAAGTAAAAGGCGCAACTAAAGGTCCTTTCTTTGAGCTAGCACAAAAAATAAAAGGTAAGTTTGGTAATAAAGATATATTTATATTAACAGCAAGACCACAAAATGCAGCGCCAGCTATACAAAAGTTTTTAAAAGGTGTAGGTTTAGATATACGGCTTGAAAATATAACTGGGTTAGAAGATGGAACACCACAGGCTAAAGCGCAGTTTGTAACTGAAAAAGTTGCTGAGGGTTATAATAACTTTTTCTTTGGTGATGACGCTTACAAAAATGTTAAGGCAGTTCAAGATGTTTTAGATGTTGCAGATGTTAAATCTGATGTTCAGCAAGCTAAAATACAATTCAGTAAATCACTAGACTCTGAGTTTAATAAAATTATAGAAGATAATAAAGGTATACCAGAAAACGCAGAATTTTCTGAGGCGGCTGCAAAAGTACGTGGGGCCCAGTCTGATAAATTCTGGTCAAGATTATTTGTTCCACCTTCAGCTGAAGATTTTAAAGGTTTATTGTACATGCTTATAGGCAAAGGCAAAAAAGGTGATGGTCAAATGGCATTTCTTGAAAAGGCATTGATAAAACCATTTGCAAGGGCATATAGAGATATGAACGCTGCTAAAGAAAAAATATCAAATCAATATAAACTTCTTACATCAGAGTTTAAAGATATTAAGAAAAAATTATTAACAGCCACAGATTATAATAATTTTACTTTTGATCAAGCTGTAAGAGTTTATTTGATGAGTGAAAATGGTATTGATATACCTGGCATATCAAAAAGAGATACAGAAGCGTTAACAAAAATAGTTAAAAGCGATCAGCGATTAAAGGATTTTGCAGGTAAATTATCTACAGTAACAGGTTTAGAAGAAGGTTATGTAACGCCTAATGATGTTAATTGGCTAGCATCAACTATAGAAATGGATATTAAGTCTATTAATAATGATATAAGAAGATCTGAGTTTTTAAACGAATGGATAGAAAACAAAAAAGTAATATTCTCTGAAAAGAACTTAAATAAGCTCGAAGCTTTATACGGTACATCTTACAGAAATGCATTAGAAGATATACTATATAGGATGGAGACTGGAAGTAATAGGCAAAAAGGCAGTAGTAAGCTTGTTAATCAATTTACAGACTGGATAAATAACGCAACTGGTAATATAATGTTTTTAAACGTTAGAAGCTCAGTATTGCAGGTTTTATCATTTACAAACTTTATAAACTGGAGCGATAATAACCCAATAAAATACGCGGCAGCTGTAGCAAACTTTCCACAGTTTACAAAAGATTTTGCTATGATATGGAATTCAGACTTTCTAAAGCAAAGAAGATCAGGCTTGCAAACAGATGTTAGCGCTTCTGAAATAATGAACCAAGCGGCTAATTCAAAAAACAAAATTGGCGCAATGATAAGCTACATACTTGGTAAAGGTTACTTACCAACACAAATGGGTGATAGTTTCGCTATATGTTTAGGTGGTGCAGGCTTTTATAGAAATAGATTAAAAAAGTATTTAAAACAGGGTTTAAGTCAAGCAGAAGCAGAAAACAAAGCTTTTCAAGATTTTGCAGAAACATCTGAAGATGCTCAGCAGTCAGCAAGACCAGATAAAATATCAGAACAACAAGCTGGTCCACTTGGTAGATTTATATTAGCTTTTCAAAATACACCTATGCAGTACACGCGTATGATAAAGAAAGCTGGGTTAGATTTAGCGAATGGTAGAGGAGATGCTAAAACTAACATATCAAAAATACTTTATTACGGCGCTATGCAAAACTTTATATTCTCAGCTTTACAAAATGCGTTATTTGCCTTAGCGTTTGATGAAGAAGAAGAAGAAAAAACACAACAGAGATATTCAAGAATAGCAAACAATATGTCTGATACAATATTGAGAGGTACTGGTATATACGGGGCAGCGGCATCTACGCTAAAAAATATAGCTTTGCAGTTTATAAGACAAGAACAAAAAGGTCACAGAGCTGATCATGCTTACACTGTAATAGAAGGAATAAACTTATCCCCACCTATTGGTAGTAAAATAAGAAAATTGTACAGTGCTACACAATCTATTAAGTTTAATAGAGATGAAGTAGCAGAAATGGGATTTCATATAGATAATCCTGCTTATGATGCTATAGCTAATACAACTTCAGCAATAACAAATATACCGCTAGATAGAGCTATAAGGATTACTGATAACGCAAGGGCAGCACTAGATAAAAATAATCAAGCTTGGCAAAGAATAGCTTTAGTTTTAGGTTGGAACACATGGGATTTAGGTATAGAGCAAAGTAAAACTAAAAAAACTAGAAAGAAAAAAAATAACAAAAGAGTGTTATTTTAGAAAAAATCAAGTAATAATTAACTATGGCTATTAACAAGAATCAGACAACCAAAGAGCTTTTAAAATTAGTAGAATATCAAATAGAGCAGATATTTACTGAATTACAAACTCTCAAAGAAGATAATCAAATTGCACATGAAGACGTAAAAGACGA